ATAGTGCGTATACCAAATAAAGTTTAATTCCAAAATAAAAGGTCATCATAGATAATAAAACAAGTTCGCTTGAAATATCGTGCATTATATTATTGGATATCCTATGTTGTAAAAGTTAGTTTGTGTGCTTTCCATAATATATAAATTTTGTTTTGCTCTTGTTACTCCAACAAAATATAATCTATGAATTTTATCTGCGTCTTTATCTGCTTCTCTTGCTAAAAAATCATTTTCATCTTCTGAACCAAAATCTATATATAATATAACATTTTTACACTCTCTACCTTTAGCTCCGTGAATTGTTGATAGCTCTATCTTTGAATCTGTGGTAAGATCATCGCCGTTTTTTAATAAAAGTTTTATGTAATTTTTTTGTTGATCTGACATGTGAAGATGTTCCCAGCTGCCCGCCACTAGAAGCCCGTGATCTTTCTGTAATTCCTCTAATGTAACAGTAAAAACTTTATCTAATAATTTTCCTTCTCCAAATCCACGCTTTATTTGCTTCTTTCTTAAAAAATTTTTAATAACGTGTTGTGCTTCTTCACCTGATACACTTGCGCCAGAATTTAACCTAGTCCAAATTCTATATGCTTTAAGTAAATCTGCAGGTAATAATTCGTTTTGTCCACCTTTGTATCTTAAATTTAAATCATTTAAATATTGTGCGGGTTCTTTTAATTGTGCATTTGTTTGAGCAAGTATCATCCATTCATCTTTTTTAAAATCAAAATCACGTAATAAACAATTTTCTTTATAAGTTCCTTCCTCGCCTCTCGCTTCCCAAGGCTTGTCTAATCGTTCATTTATATGTTTTAAAATTTCTAATGCCTTTGCGTGTATTTTTCTAGGGACTCTGTGCGAATACACTTGATTATCAAAAGTTCCTCTTAAATTTATAAATATACTTGGATCTGCCCCTTGAAATCCATAAATAGTTTGATCATCATCTCCTGCAATGTAAGATCTTTTACATTGCTCTTCTATATGAAAAAACATATCCCATTGTAAAGGACTTAAATCTTGGGCTTCGTCAAGGAAGACGGCATCGAGAGCAAGACGCTTATCTTCCTTGACAAATTTGGTAATCATATCTGAAAATTCTACCATTCCAGTTTGTTCTTTATATGATTTTAAATCTTCATCAATTTGTTCTGTTAACCATAAATCAACAGAGTGATGTAAATCTAATTGTAAAGCAGCTTCTACTAAACTAATTTTTTTAGAACGCGAATAAGTTATAATTCTCATGTGAGGATTTTGATGTATTGTGTTTCCGTAAATGTCTTTTTTAGTTTCAAATTTCATTCCTTTACAGATTTGTGATTGACTTGTAAATTGTCTCCACTTTCTATCTTTTAATAATTGTGTTGTAGTATCAATGTTACATTCTCTTGTACCTAAATGATGCAATGTAGAAATATAAAGTAAAGAATGTTTTATTCTTCCATATGCTTCAATTGCTGCAGCATTACTAAATGTCACATAAACTATTTTTTTAGGATCAGTCTGTAAACCATTGATTTCTTTAGATAAATATTTGTTTATTAATGTAAAAGTTTTACCTGTTCCTGGTGGACCAGGTATTATTGTTCTTATTGCCATGGTTCTTTTTCTACTTCTAATCTTCTAGGGTTTGGTTTATCTAATTTTATTGTTAACATTTCTAAAACTCTATATGTTTTACCATCTATTTTTGGTTGTCTTTCTTTAACTTCAAACATAATTTCTAAAAGTCTTAATGTTTTTTGTTTAGGATATGTTTTTTCAGCCCAAGATTTAGTTTTTAATAAATATCTCCAAAAAGATTTAAACTGAAAAAAAGTACTTCCTTCTTTATCGGTATATGCAATACCTCTTAATACATCATCCATTTCTTTACCTGGAGCTTTATTAATGTAGTCTCCTAATATTTCTGTTAATTGAACTTCTAATTTTGAAGAGTATGGTGCAGGAATAGTTTCAACACCTTTACCTCCATTATTAAATAATTTTATTAAAAGTTTTCTCCATCCATGTTTAGGAACTGGCATCATAGGCATACCAATTTGATTCATACATGCTAAGGAAAATTTTTCAGGATCGTGTAATGTTGCATCATCTACTTCTACTGTTTCTCCATCTAAAGAAACAAAATAAATAGGTGGATCAGATTCATATTTTTTTATTTGAGTTATTTCTGGTGCAGGTACATCATCGCCTACTCCAAATTCTCTCATAGAACATTTTCTAGCATCACAAAAACTATGTATTGGCTCATCTTTACATTTATATCTATATTCTTTACCGTCTAATGATTCAATTAAAGTATTTATTTCACTTACGTCTAAAGGTGGCTTCATAAATTCTTCGTTATATTTAAACATATGTTTTTGCCACGCATCTTTTTCAGAATATCTTTTCTTTAAATATACACCTACGTTATACATACAATTATTTCTTTGACCATTTGGAACTCCATCACTTAATAATGTTACTAAACATGGTGGCATACCTTTAAAAAAATCATCACCTTCTTTACTATTAGCAATTTGTAAATTTTTTAAATCTTCTAAAGATAATGCTTTTTCTTTATATACATTGAAGAAATCTTCTATTTTTAAAGCTTCTCCATTTTCATCATAAGCAAATCTCATAGTTCGATCATCCCCATGATAAGGTAAATTTAAAAAACTTCCTGTATCTCCCCTATCTACTCTTATATAATCTTGTTTTGGAAATATTTCTGCTTTTGCAAAACCTAATGCTGAAGCTATTAATTTAAGTTTAGTTCTCATTATAGTTGCTGGAACAAATTCATTTGTAAATAAACACGCATGTCCACCTCCAGATTTAGATCTAAAGAGAATCACTGGAATATTTTTTGATTTTAATTTATTTAAGAAATTTTTATGATTAAAAGGATATGTATCTATATCTATACATCCCCATTTACATTTGTTTTCCCTATTAATTGGAACAATTCCTAAACCAGGATCAGTTCCTTTTAAATGATCTTCCCAAAGTTTAATAAGAGGTTTTTTATTTACCGTATAGGATTTAGTTTTGTGTTTTCCTCTTTCGTCAAACTGATCTGTTTTTACGGTCTGACCGTAAGCAGAATCTAGCCCTTCAAATATATTTTTAAAAATTTTTACTTTATCTGTCATATGCTCTCTGTGGCATAGGCGGCTTCCGTCTCCATCAGCCGCCTACTATTCACACTATTTGCTAGCTAAACTAGTGTAAAACTTTTTAGCTCGCTCATATAAAGCTGGATCTTCAACAGGACCAACCTTAGTGACATTATAACCATACCATTGGTTACCTTTGCCTGAGTTTAAAACAGATGTTAATCTATATTTGTGACTGAATGATGGCGGTGTATACGGACCATTTTTTCCATCAAGAGTAATGGACATCATCATTGAGTTCCATTTTCTGCTTACTTTACCTTGAGATGAACTCATAGATATTAAAGCATTCTCTGTGGAATTACCATCTCTAATTAAAACGTAATGTTGTCCAACAGTTAAGATATAGTTTCCATTATCTAATCTATCTTTACCCATTTCGTTTTTTG